ATTAAATGTCTTATGCTCTGGATCATGTTCTGAGAAGTTTACATCTAATACAGAGAAGTCAGGATGTGCAGTATCAATAGTAAACTCATACTCACCTGCGTGCATCTTCTTGTCCTTACCAAAGAACTGACATCTACCTAGTATAGGTTTCTCTACAACTGTAATATTATAATCAAAACAATCCCACAGTTCTAATACATCTAGTGGCAACTGATCATCCCAATTAATATCTGGTTTCCATACAAATGCACTGAGTGGCAACTTATCGAAAAGTGCACCATAATCAGTTAGCAATGTCTCAAAATATAATGCCTTTGCTTGAATACTCCTTACTGAGATCCAAATGCCAGGTGTGAGTTCTCCATGACCTTTTTCTAGATCATATAAGTATTCTTTCTTTACCCATACTTTTCTTGGAGGTAAAGGATGAACTAGGTATGCCATAATGAATAAATTACTTAATTTTATTTAGAAAAAAAAGAGAGGTGTTTCCCACGCACCTCTCTCTTTAAACAAACACTTACTTTAACATGGAGGGCACTCTTTCTAAATAGAGATCTTTTGTACTCCCTCCAGATAACTATAACACATTTTCAAAGATTGTCAAGCATAGGAGTGAAGAGATTTGAACTCTTACGACCACATGGTCAACAGATTTTAAGTCTGGTGCGTCTACCTATTTCGCCACACTCCCAATCGCTTTTTCAATGCTTGCAATCGTTTTCGAGCAGCACGAAGTGCCTGAGGTTTAAGATGCCTTTTCCTCTCCTTCTTTGAGTGGTGTTGCCAATTTGGGATCTTCATCTTTGATAAACTCCTTCTTTTCGTAATCATATCTAGGATGTGGTGCAGCAGAAATTACTGGATCCTTTGTCCTATTCTTGATAACAATAAACCTGTCAGCAGCAAATGTTCCTGCTAACTGAACTACAACTTCATCAGTATCTTTCCAGTTGACAGTGCCATCCTTTTTGGTGTGTAGCATTGCTTCTTGGATTTGGTCAATTAGTTCTTGAGTTAGTTTCATTTCTTTTTGAATACTCCTATTTTTGCAAGAAGATATACAGATAGTATAGTCCAAAATACAACTTCTAATCCGATGTTGTTCATGCAGCGTCCTCCCGTTCCAGATACTGTTTACGAAACTCTTCAACTTGAGTTACCACATCATCTGATACAGGAAGAGAAGATTGTAAGATAGGTGACATTAATACTGCCTTACCATCTTCACGTTCAATTCTCCAGATAACTCTATTACGTTCGCACATACTTATCAAAAACTCAAGATGATCTTGAGCTTCTTGTTCAGTGCAGTTGATAGGTGGGTTCATTTTTCAGAAAAACAATAGGTTACTATTTCTGAAGGTACACTATTTTGGATATTGGTCACTGTTTCCAAAAATCCATTAGCACCCTCTTCATTCCATTTCCATTCGATAGTATCATCATAACCATCACTATCTACGATCTTTACAGATCTACGAGAAAAGTTAATGAATACCTGATCAATGTAGATCTGAGTTAGATCTTTCGCAAAATCGTCTGTCATTTGATTCTCGTTTACCTTAATATTATAAGGGATCGGAGGTCAAGTGTCAAGGATCAGTTTAGGAATATACTTGCTGCTGTCAGTTTCATAACTGCACCTGCTGTGAGGTTCATTGCACCACCAGCAATAATAGATGTAGCAGTAGAAGAATTCATTGTAATGGCACCCGCAGCGACATTGACATTATAGAGACCTGTAAGAACATTATTGTTATATCCAGTAGCACCAGAGGTAACAGATATTGGACCTGCAGGATTCGCAACAATATATCTAGGAATAGCATCAGCAGCAGAACCTGCGGGTGTCATGACAGTCTCACAAGAACCACCAATTTTTCTAATGATACCTGCTTTTATCTTAGGAATTGGTGATGGTGGGAAGTTAATAGTTTCAAATAATGTAGTTGTAGCAATAGTAATAGAGTTATCTGCTGATAAAATCATTTCACCTGCACTACATGTTTGTTGAGTTGAAGAGTTCTCAAAAATACTACCAGTAATTTTAGTTGATGTAGATGCAATGTTTGCCTCAGCACCTTGTAACTCAAACTTAGCACCAACGACACTCATATCAACATCAGATCCAAATTTAATTGTATGCTTTTGAACTTTTTCGTTCTTCTTATTACCATGCTTGTCAACAACTTTAGGAGCACCTTCTGCATCAAGGAAGAAACCACCACCCACTTCAATATGACAATCACCAGTAACTTTTAGGTGATAATCTCCATCAATAGTGCGAACATAATCACCATCAATTTGTTTACAATCGTCCCCATGTACTTCACAGGTATAATTACCTGCATAAGAAGAATGATCTGCAACTAAAACTGCATCATCATTGTTATCTCCAGTTTGACCCTTTATGTATTCTGCATATGCAACATTTAATGCCTCTTCAGACATATTTGGTTTTTCTTTTCTCTTCGCCTGCAACCACTTCCACTTAGCATGTTCTTTATTGTTAAGTTTGATTGAGGTATGTGTAGTTCCGTTTTCATTCTTTCTTTGAGTTCCTTCTCTACCAGGTGTTCCTATGAATAAATCATATGCACCATTAATATATGTGGTAGCAGATTGTATATAAGGATCTGCTTTATTAAAAATATTATCAATTAAACCACCGCCCGCATCATTTTCACCACACTTACCAGAACTACGTCCTCTAATTTTATTAATCTTTTCTAACTCACTTTCAGTACAACTTGTCACACCGAATAAAGGATAGAAACCTTTAATATCTTTACCTCCATCAACAGGTCTATTACAATTACCTGCTGCAAATTTAAGGAAGATTGCCATCAATCCAGTCAAGTTTAGATTCTTCTTGAACAGATCAGTTGCGACCTCAAAAATTTCTGTTGCTTTTTCCCAAGCATCAATAATTTCTTTTGCTTTACCAATACCATTTACAATAGATTTTACATCATTTACAATGCCGAGTGCTTTATTGACAATCTTCTCGACATTACATACAACATCATCAATTACTTTCTGAACACTCTGTAAAATCATCTCTGCTTTACTTATAATTCCATCTAAGAAACTGTTTAAGACGTTTGTTACAGATGCAAGAGGATTAGTAATATAACCTAGTAACTGACTATCAATAATGCATAACTGACTTAGTATCTGTGTAACTGCTGTTTGAATTGTAGTAAAAACAACAAATGGGATACCAGTAGCACTTGCTAATAAATTTACGACATCTAACTGCTCTGCTAGATTTGCTAGTGACTGTCTGATAGCACCAATTACCTGTGTAAATATAGCACTCAAGAAATTTTGTAGTTTTGCTGTAAGTTCTTTAACAGTTACAAGTTTACCTGTAACCATATCAATAAACTCACCATCTTTTTCAGTTTTTACTAAGACAGCAGCAATCTCTGAAATTTCTTCAATGAGATAAGATAACTTATACTCCATTGATTTAAAAGGTCCGCCAACACCATTTGCTATAGGGATTGGTAGACTAGGATCTTTTGGTTTAATTGGGTTATGTATACCACCTGCAATACCAGTGGCATTACCAATATTATCGGGAGAACCATTACCACCAGGTTCTGTAGTCAACATACCTGGTAATGCAACTGCGTTAGTATTACCTTGTCGTAAATAACCTTCACCTTGTGATGTTGCTAATGAATCATTTACGTTTGCAGGATGTTTAGCAGCATGATTGACTCCAACACCATCTTCAAATTGTTCACCTGTAAAAGTAAACTGTTGTTTAGTTCTAGTATCTGAAGATTTAGTTACACGCAATACACCAATAACAATAGGCATCTGTGCGTTTTCTCCATCCATGAAGAAACCCATGACAATAGCACCAGGTTGAAGTTGTCCAGAACTCTCACCTTGTCCGTCATTACCTGGTTGACATGTGTGTTGTAATACAGTTGCCCAAGGAAGTTTATCTGTAGGAAGATCAGCAGTTGTTCCTCCCTGTACATTAGTATAGTATCCTAGAATCCTAGTCTTTACTCGACCAAGTTCCATAGGATCTTCGTTGTCTTCTACTTCACCAACCCACCAGAAAAAACCGTCTTTACCTACGAAATTAATCGTGGGTTCATTAATAATACCGTCAATAGTCGCTGCCATTCTTCACACGATGTTTCTTAGTATTTAGCAAGTCTAGTGAACTCGTAGAAATGGTCAGTACCCCAAATTAGATTACCTTCCTTGTCTCTTCCTTGATCTGCACTATGTAAC